TAGAAGAAGGCGGATTCGCCAAAGAATAAATAATGTCATACACACTATCCAAAAAGGAAATAGTATCTGAAATACTAAAGTGTGGAAAAGANCCGNTCTACTTCGTAAATAATTACGCAAGAATCTCGCANCCGATCAAAGGTCTTATTCCATTNAAGACTTATGATTATCAGGCTGACCTTTTAACAGATTTTAATGATTACCGCTTTAATGTAATCCTCAAAGCACGCCAGTTGGGCATCTCAACTATCGCTGCTGGCTATATTGTTTGGCTGATGTTGTTTCACAGAGACAAGAACATCCTCGTTATGGCCACAAAATTCAAAACTGCGGCCAATCTCGTCAAGAAAGTGAAGGCAATTATGAAAAATGTGCCAGACTTCTTGTTGATCGCCAACATATCAATTGATAATAGGGCATCTTTCGAACTCTCTAATGGTTCTCAGATTCAAGCAGCTTCAACTTCCGGAGATGCTGGTCGTTCAGAGGCACTTTCGCTTTTGGTAATTGACGAGGCCGCCCACGTTGAGAGTTTGGATGAATTGTGGGCCGGCTTATATCCCACAATCTCAACTGGTGGTCGAGTGATTGCACTCTCAACCCCAAACGGCGTTGGAAATTGGTTTCACAAGACATATACGGAAGCAGCAGAGGGATCAAATGACTTTCATCCCATCCTTTTGAATTGGGACGTACATCCAGATAGGGATCAGGCGTGGTTTGAGAAAGAAACAAGGAATATGTCCCGCAGAGAGATTGCCCAAGAGCTTGAATGCAACTTTAATACATCAGGTGAGAGTGTAATCCACCCAGATGATATTAGTTGGATCGAGGGCTTGGTGTGCGATCCCAAATATAGAACTGGATTTGACAGAAATATGTGGATTTGGGAAGAATATGATCCACAGTGTTCTTATCTGTTAGTGGCAGACGTCGCAAGAGGCGACGGCGCAGACTATTCTGTGTTCCATATCATAAAACTAGAAACAATGGAGGTTGTCGCAGAGTATCAGGGGAAGCCAAGTCTTGATATGTATGCCAACGTCCTCATGCAAGCCGGAAAAGAGTATGGTAATTGCTTATTGGTGGTGGAAAATGTGGGAATTGGAATCTCTGTATTGGAGAAACTTATTGATCTTGATTACTCAAACTTATACTATTCCGTAAAGAGTACTCACGAGTATGTGGAAGGCCATCAGGGCGAGAGAATGGCATCCGCCGTACCGGGATTTACAACTTCTTCAAAAACAAGGCCCCTTATTGTAGCAAAATTGGAAGAATTCGTAAGAAACAAACTAATTAAAGTATATTCGGTTCGTTTTTCTAACGAATTACGCACTTTTATCTGGAATAACGGCAAACCTCAAGCAATGAGGGGGTATAATGATGACTTAATAATGTCATTGGCCATCGCCTGTTGGGTAAGAGATACTGCGCTAACAGTAAATAAGAGGGATATAGAATTTAAAAAAGCTTGTTTGAACTCAATGGTTCATGTTAATACAAAAATAAATACAACAATTCCGGGAATGGAAGGATATAATAGAAAAGAGTCCCTAGACGATAAAATGTTTAAGGCAAAAGAAGAATATGCGAAATATTCATGGCTAATAAAAGGATAAAGAATGGCTGACAACAAGAAAAACCCCAATAACCCTCAATCAGAGTTATTTAGAAGACTAACAAGACTATTTTCTGGACCAATTGTAAATTGGCGAACTCAAATGAATCGAAAGATTCGCAGAACGGCTCTGGATAAGTACTCAAGTGACTTCAGGTCTGCATCTGGCCAGCAATTCAAGAGATCTGAATATAGTCCCTTCGATATCATGCATTCCAAAATCATGGCGCAGCAAAACCGCGCAGAGCGGTATGTCGATTATGAACAGATGGAGTATATGCCCGAAATTGCTTCGGCACTAGACATTTATGCCGATGAAATGACGACTCACACGGCTCTAACTCCCATGTTGACAATTGATTGCCCAAACGAGGAGATTAAGGCAATCCTTCAGTCTCTTTATACAAATATTTTAAACTTAGAGCACAATCTTTTCGGTTGGTGCCGATCAATGTGTAAATTTGGAGACTTCATCCTCTATATGGATCTCGATGAGAGGCTTGGGGTTAAATCCGTCATTCCCCTTCCCTTAAAAGAAGTCGAGAGACTTGAGGGTGAAGACCCTTCAAATCCTAATTATGTCCAATACCAGTGGAATTCCGGTGGAATGACCTTTGAAAATTGGCAGGTGGCTCACTTTCGGGTACTTGGTAATGATAAATACGCCCCATATGGTACGGCAGTCCTTGAATCTGGACGACGAATTTGGCGCCAGCTTGTTTTGATGGAAGATGCCATGATGGCTTATCGTATTGTTCGTTCTGCGGAGCGAAGAGTGTTCTATATTGACGTTGGCAACATTGCCCCGCAAGATGTGGAGACATTCGTTCAAAAAACAATCACCTCCATGAAGCGTAATCAGGTAATGGATTCTAATACAGGCCGAGTTGACCTTCGTTATAACCCGTTTTCCGTAGAAGAAGACTACTTCATTCCGGTTCGAGGTGGTGAATCCTCCAAAATTGAAACATTGGCAGGGGGTCAGTTTACTGGCGACATCGATGATGTTAAATATCTTCGAGATAAGATGTTTGCTGCCCTGAAAATCCCCCCCGCATATCTCTCTTCTGATTCAGAAGCCGGCGGTGGAGAAGATAAGACCACCTTGGCACAAAAGGATGTTAGATTTGCCAGAACTATTCAGAGATTGCAGCGCGCCGTCATTACGGAGCTGGAAAAAATCGGAATTGTTCACCTATATACCCTCGGCTTTCGAGGAGACGACCTTGTCAACTTCAAATTGAAGTTGAATAACCCTTCTAAAATCGCAGAAATGCAGGAATTGGAGCACTGGAAGATCAAATTTGATATTGCCGGAGGCGCAACAGAGAATTTCTTCAGTCGTCGGTGGATCGCACAGAACCTCTTCAACCTTTCAGAGGAAGATTTTGTCAGAAATCAGAGAGAGATGTTCCATGACAGAAAATTCGAGGCGGAACTTAACGCCGCTGCTGAAGCAGCCGGCGAAGAGGCCAGTGGAGGAATGGGCGATCTTGGTGGCGAACTCGGAGGAGATGACCTCGGAGGAGATGACCTCGGAGACCTCGGAGGAGATGACCTCGGAGGTGAAGAGCTTGGTGGAGATGACCTCGGTGGTGGAGATGTGGGCGGAGCAGACGAAGGTCCATTGCTCGCAGCCCCGGCTAAAAGAGACGATAGGGCCAGAAAAAATACAGAAAAATCCCTCTCAAAGAAAAGCCAAGGGAAAAACATACGTCTCAAAGAAGCATCGCGGCGGAGATAGTCGCTCTGGCCGACAACACAATTATTCGGCCATGGCAATCCCTAAGCCAAAAGATATTACTCCCGGAATGTCAGACTTAATGGGTCTTTCTAGGGGTATTTACGAAGTGAAAGAGCCTACTTATAGCGAGGAAGAGTCGCTTTTGTNCGAGGCAAAGGCAGGAATTCGTAATTTAATTACAGAACTAGAAAATTCGGAGATTCAATTAGATGAAGATGAAACACAACAAAAAGCGTAACACAGCTTTTATTTTTGAAGCGCTAATAAGAGAGCTAACGAAAGCTATTGTTGCAAGAGACAGCAAAAAGAAGAAACTTATTGTCAAACTAGTTAGAGAGAATTTCAAAGGATCCTCTACGCTGGCAAAAGATCTAGATCTCTATAAAGCAGTGCTGGAAACAAGAGAATTAGATCGCCAAACGGCCGAAAAACTAGTTTTTGAAGCCAGAATGAGAAAAAAGACGATCGACGAGAGAGAGTTGTTTAAAGAGCAAACCGAAATTATCAACACAATTAATAAACTTGTATCTCCGAGTGTTTTTTCTAATTTTATTCCAAACTACCGCGATGTGGCAACCGTATATCAGATCTTTGATTATCGCACAAAGACCAAGCAAAGAGTCTTACTGGAAAAACAGATCGTTGATAGGATGACTTCCACGGAAACGGCACCCCCTCCGGCCATAAAACCGGTCGACAATCTAACTTATAAGACCTTTGTAAAGAAATTCAACGAAAAATACAGCAGCGAGCTTTTGTCAGAGCAGAAAAAGTTATTGAGTCACTATATTGGCTCTTTTACCGACAACGGCGTAGATTTGAAAGTATACTTGAATGAAGAGATTTCTAGATTGAGAGAGAAATTACAAAAATCACTAAAAATGTCAGAAATTTCAAAGGATAAGCAAATGCAGGAGGGTACAGAGATGGTATTGGAGATTCTAAATGGCTTCTCAAAGCGCCCGATTGACAACGACTTGGTTCAAGAGGTCTTAAAGATCCAGAATTTAGTAAAGGAAATTGAAAGCCCATGATTTCAGTAAAAGTTCACAAACAAAAGGAATTAATTCAAATTGAGTTAAAGGCTAGAAAGTCTATAGACGGAAATATCCTCATTTTCGATCATAAAGAGATTGATATTGTTATTATGCCTGAAAAAAATAAAGTTGTGACTTTTGCAAAAGACGATTATTCCGAAACCATCTACCACGTTCAGGACAGGTTCTTTGAGTTTCTAAAAAGAAAGGGCATCGTAACTTATGATTCGGTCAGGGGCGGCAACGTGTACGGCTCGGTTGAGGGGATAATTGCGGAATCAAAGGATCCAGAAATCAACGTACTTGATTACACAATTTATAATGTTTATAGATTCTTGAAAGAAGAGAAGCCTCGATATGATTATATCGAAGACTATGAGCAAATGCTTGATGATTATTATACGGAGCCAACAAGCGAAGATTCAACAGAACTTGGTGAGGTTCCACAGTCATCCGAGAAAGGCTCAATCCGACCCGGCTATAATTATGCCCCATATTGGATGAGCTACATGCTTGAAGAGGAAAAAAAGAAATGAAATTCACCAAATCGCGATTGAGAGAAATTATCGAAGAAGAATTGGCAGAAATGGCATCACTATCAGATGAATCGCCGTTAGAGAAGGCCAAACACGACCATTTTTCTGCTGTACATGAGCAGGCAACCGCAGCCGCCAATGGATTTGAAGAATTAGCAAGACAAGATGAAACGGGATTGATGCACGATATTCAGAGAAAGTATATTGACTTATTTAAGTCTGGTGGTAACGAATTCGGAGATCTCGGACCGCTTGCTATTATCGCAATTGCAAATGCCTATTCTCTAGTTAATAAGTAGGTGCCGTGAGTCTCTTATATTTTATTTTAACAGCCTATGGTTTGACTCAACTTCTTTGTTACGGAAAAGTTTTTGCCAAGATAAGGCCAAATGGTTATTTTTGGACCTGTCCTATGTGCATAGGATTCTGGGTTGGTGTCTTTTTATGCGGCGTTAATCCTTTCACCGAACTATTTACTTATGAACTAACCCCTGTGAATTTTTTAATTTGCGGTTGGCTAAGTTCAGGGACATCATATATACTGAACATGGTCTTTAGCGACTGTGGCATCAAAATAAATCATAAACAAGGGGGTGATTAAATGCTTAAAAGATATATGCTTCGAAACGTCCGCCGCTGCAAAAACGGCTGCTGACTACTTTAAAAAGGGAATAAAATGAGTAAAGTTTTACTACGAGAATACTACGCTCTCTGTGAAGGGGGCGTCTGCCAAGATCTTTTGACCGAGGCAGAAAAGAGAGACATCACGGAGAACAATTCCATGTATCTAACTGGGCTTATGCAGCAAGCAGATACTCAGAATGGCAATGGAAGAGTTTATCCGCACAAGGTCCTCATGAGAGAAATGAAAACATACCAGAAACTTGTCAAAGAGAAGCGAGCATTGGGCGAACTTGATCATCCAGACGATTCTAGTCATTAATCTCAAAAACGCAAGCCACATGGTTACAAATATCTGGGCAGACGGCCCAAAAGTCATGGGAACTGTTAAGGTTCTAAATACTCCGGCCGGAGGAATTCTTCGCTCGCTCGTCGAATCCGGTGTTCAACTTGGTATTTCTTCACGAGGCCTCGGCTCGGTCAGTGAAAGTATGCAGGGAGGCGTCGTCGTCGAAGACGATTTCCAACTCATTTGCTTTGATTTCGTTTCAGAGCCAAGCACGCCAAATGCATTTATGAACTTGCAAGAAGGCAAACAATATAAAGAGCCAAACATTTTTACAAAAGCCGATAGAATTAATCGAGCCTTGAATGATATCTTAGGTGACAAATGAAAAAACAAGAATTACAAAAAATCTTAAAACCCCTTATTAAAGAATGCATCAAAGAAGTAATCTTTGAAGAGGGAGTTTTGTCAAATTTAATTAAAGAAGTCGCAGTTGGTATTGGCTCTCAGCAGACGATCGTCGAGACCAAAGCACCAGAGCCAGAATATGACTTCTCAAGGCAGCGCGTTGAGCTTCAAGAAGATGCGCAACGAGCCTTGGCAGAGAAAAAAAGAAAATTAGAAGAATCTCTTGGTGGAGGCTTTGAGGGAATCTTTGAAGGCGTTGATCCTATCAAAAGCGCAGGATCGCCGGGACAGAAAACAAGCAACGGTGCCCTATCTAACTACGCCCCAGATGATGCCGGTGTCGACATTAGTGGATTGATGGCCCTCGGCGGCGGAAAGAACTGGAAAAACATGATTTAGTTTATCTTTCTGACTATTTATAGCGGAGGATTGAACTATGTCAAGATATAGGCCAAGCCGAAATGATATTACCGGCGATGCTACTGTTGACGGAGATCTAGATGTCACCAAGAATCTAGAAGGTGTCCGTCGTTATTTGTTGGACGACGAAGGCGATGGTCTAGGCTACGGCGGTGTTGTTGGCGAAACTTTAACATTATATGTTGATGCTGATTCCGGAAATGACAAAAATGATGGATTAACTTCCGGATCCGCACTCAAAACAATCAAAAAATGACTTGAAAGAGTCCCTTCCGGAATGGAAGCTTGGGACGTTAATGGCATTGAACAAGCGACAACAATTATTGTCGCATCTGGCACATATGTGTGCCCAACAGAAATTCAATCAAATAATACAATCTTTGTAGGCGCCACTTCAAGCGTAGAAACTGCCACATGGGTACAGGTTTCCGCATCAAATGCTGATGGATTAATCGTGGATGCCACCTTTCCCAGTGGAGATTACGCGGAGGACGCTCTCCGGGGCCAATGGATCAAGTGGGGCAACAGTGGTACTCCCCAAAATAACCATGGCTGGATTTACGCTAACGAATCTGGCTCTGGAGGAGTCACGAGATGTTATATTTGCCACTTTAACGGAGCAGGAAGCTCCCCGGCAGCGTATGGAGATATAGGGTTGGTCAATTCGGATGTCAGATTCGAAGTGCCAGAAGATAAGAGGGCAGGCAGAGGATTTGCCAATTTTCATTATTCTGTAGAGCTTCAGTTTGAGAATATAACATTTGATGGCAATCCCTCCGTAACTTCTGGGGCAGAATTTTATTTAAATGGAAACCAGAAGGTATTTTTTAGAAATTGCAAATTCGGCTCAGATTCTTCTTCTGATTTTAAGACAATTCAGACAGCACAGGGATTTGCACTCTTTACAAATTGTTATCTTCAATTAAAATCCTATGTTCGCTCGGGCGCCCAAGGTTATGCAAGCCTTAGATCTTCGGTTGTCGATGGCAGACACGGTACTGCCGAGGTCGCCGCAACGTTTGATGGAACATTCAACTTAAAGAACGAGATTATTTTTAGAGACAGCACGAAAGGATTCACAACTGAGGGCGGTGTCTCGACATATGACAATACAAGCGCCAATACATGCTTAAGATTTATGGTATTCAACGGCTCTGTCAATAATTCGGCAGGCATTCAAGTCAACACCGCGAAAGCTGACCTATACGGAGGTCAAATTGACCTTCCAGATATATATGGGGCAGTTTCTTCAGACTATGGAGTGACAGCAACGGGCGGAGCTAGTGTTTATATGGGAGAAAACTCCTCTCTATCAAGTTCACTAGGTATAAATTATATTTCCGCCGATGGTGGAACTTCGAATGTTGCACAGACAAAATATTTAACTTCAATTTCCGGAGGAAATGTCCCCCTTTTGGGATATGAGACGGCTTATTCTGCTTCAAATCCAGCAGATTGGGCAGCCCCAGCCCCGGATAATGCTCAAGACGCGATTGATAGAATCGCAACAGCAGTTCAGGGCCTACTTGGTGGAGTAATTCCCTAGTAAATGACTATTTATTATGATATAGGAAAACAATTTAATGTCAAGATTTAGACCCAGTAGAAACTATATTAGCGGCGAGGTCGTCTTCGAAGGCGGACCGGTTGATATTTCCGGAGACCTTATTGTTTCTGGAACAATTACTGCCAACGAATACCAAGTCAATGTAATTAACACAAATGTTACTCACATTGATGCCGATGGAAATACAAAATTTGGAGACTCCCCCGATGATACACACATTTTCACCGGTTCTGTCTTTATTGTCGGTGCTTTGTCGGCAAGCAGTATCGTCGGCGGAGGTGCAACAACTCCCGGAGCCCCCAATACCTCCGTTCAGTATAATGACGCCGGAGCTTTTGCTGGAGATCCTAACTTTACTTGGAATGATGGAACTAGCACTCTAGCTGTTACTGGCGATATTAGTGGTTCTGGAAATATTTCCGGATCTTCATTTTACGGTGATGGCTCGAATCTAACAAATCTGCCATCAGCAGCGATCACAACTTACGATACTCCGGGAGATGACAGAATTGTCACTTCCGTTAACGCAACAACTGTCCAAGGCGAGGCAGATTTAACATTTGACGGCACAACTCTGGCCGTCACAGGAGACATCTCGGGGTCCGGAAACATTTCTGGATCCTTCTTTTACGGAGATGGCTCAAACTTAACAAATTTACCCGGAGGAGGTTCTCCCGGAGGCTCAAACACCCAGATTCAGTTTAACGATGGTGGGACTTTTGGTGGAGATTCCGACCTTACATGGGATAAAACATCAAATATTTTAACGATTACGGGATCGACGGAGTTAAACGGGCCCCTTATATCCTCTTATAATTCAACGAAAATTAAAGAAGTGTCATCACAGTCTGATTTTGATCAGCCCCTTGTAGCAAACACTTCATATGTGGTTCGGGGAGAAGTTACGCTAACAACTCCTTTGACGGCCTCCACCGATGGAATTTCTATCGAAGGTAATGATAGAAATGTCGATAAAATTATTTGGGCAGGCGCATCCGGTTCTGCATGCATTAAAGTTGAGGATGCTGAATTTTCTCTATCAAATGTGGGCTTTTCGTCAAGTGTAGATGGAAATTCAATCCTTAGCGCATCGAACTATGCCGGCGGAACTTATAATGAGGGGAGACTCAAAGTTTTCTCAATTGTAAATTGTCAATTTAGAGGATGCTCGGACATAGCAGACTTTATAGGCTTTGATTTGATAGATATATCAAATACTTTATTCTGGTATTCCACCGCACCAAGTTTCGGTTTGAGATTCTCCAGTACATCAAAAACAGAAATTTCTTCGTGTGAATTTATTAGGTGGTTCGATGAGTCAGAGATTCCTTCTCCGGTTACTTTCGCATCTGCCTCAATGATCGAGCTTATGCCCACTGGCTCCCGAGCAGGTTTCGGAGCAGTAAACATAAATGGTTGTGTCCTCCATCCTCAGCTTTCGCAAAATGGAATTAAAATTAACGCGGGATCCTCCACGGGATTTGGCACCATCGCGGCTAACACTTTTGTTGATGCAAATCTTGGACCCGGATTAAAATTCTTCCCCGATCCCCTCGCAGGCGGATATAGCAACACGGAGTGTCTCAAATATGACATTGCCGTAAATCAAGGCATTCCGAACTCGAACGCCTATATGCTCGTGACGTTTGTGTCCAACGCGACGGACACCGCATTATCGTCGGGCACGCCCGCTGTAATGAATGCGGGGGGCAACGCCACAGCGACGGAATCCCAGCGTATGACATCCACGACTGAGGGGGTAATCACATATACTGGCACAAAAGACATTAACGTTTCCTTGGTCGCGACTATAAATTTCGACAAGCAGGGAGGCGGCTCCGATAATTATAACTTTATGTTTTATAAAGATTCAGGCGCGGGATTTGTTCAACTCACCGATTCCGTGTCATTTATTCGGACGGGTGGCAACAATTTTGTACTTCCAATGAGTTATTTTACTTCACTCTCAAGCGGCGATCAGCTCGCGATTTATATCGAAAACCCCAGTTCCAATGACGATATGCTAGTTACGGACCTTCAGTGGTTTGTTAAGGAGTGATGTGATTCATGGTGTAATCCACAGCCAGAGCTTTTGATTTATTTAATATTCAATTCACAATTAAAGAATAATAATTTATTATTTTCCCCTATTTATAAAAGACAACCGGAGAAAGTATGTCAAAACACCC